ATGAGCGGATTGAATGAATATCCGATACAACCGCTCCATTCTATCCGGTTTCTTATGTGAGTAAGTGAGTGATGAGCATTTCTAATCCATTCCAGCAGCCTAATGCAGACATGGAGGTGGAGCGGGATCAATAATTCATTTCTAATCAAAGCGGATGGAACGCGCCAAACAAATTTCCAAGAGGGGGGAGGGGCAAAAAACGGGACGGGCTATTTTTTTCGAGGGGTGCGCACTCTGAGATGGGGTATATACTCCCCACCCACGCCTCTGAGGTGCAACCCCAAAAAAAGTCAAATAAAAAACCTGATTTCAGACAAAAATGACTGATGCTTAAAAAAAGGCAATCAGGTGGTTTGGCGAAAACAATTCGTGTTATTTAAAAAATCAAAGGAAACGGTAGTATTAATAAGGGTTATATTATATTTTTTTTTATTACTAATAAAGTAGTTCAATATCTCTATAGAGTATATAAATATTGTTAGGCTTAGAATTATATATATCTAAATTATAGAATATCTTTATAGCTTACTGAGGTAGTGAACTACTTTATTCCCATTTGCTAACTACCTACTCCGAATCCAATAAACAGAGGGGGTTCGGGGGAGATTGAAAATAATACGAATCGTTTTTTGCTTACCACCTGAAAAGTATTTCTATCTTTGGCTCAGAAAACGGGCAGAAAATGAGAGTTAATTTCGCTAGAGCAAAGGAATACCTAAGCAGACAGCTACCAAACTTCGAGTGTAAATGTGGGAGGTACATAAGCCTTACTAAATTCCCTCACGGCACTCCGCTTTTGATGTATAAATACTGCGATGTTTGCTTCGGAGGGAAGGACTGGATGTATGCGTACTCTAAGGTGAAGGACGTAGTAAAGAAAGCCCGTATGACCAATCGGGTTAAATCCAATGCTGACTTTATTAGTACCTGTCGATGCTCAAAGTGTAATCAGCAGAAGGTGTTCGGCAAATGGTCGTACAAGGACGAATGGGCGGTACTGCCGTATAGCGTCTTTGCTCCCCGCTCAGTAATCAAGAAAGGGTTTATCTACTGCGAAGAGTGTAGCGCAAATGCTTACGCCAAAAGACCAGCAAGAGGAAGGAGTGCGAATGATGTTGGCTCAAAGTCTTACCAAAGGCAACTGAAGATACAGAAGGCTCAGGAGGAGAAGATGGAGGCATTGTACAAGAAGATGTTCGTTCCGCTTGAAACAATAAAGCTGAACTACTACTACGTTCGGTTCGTGCCACAGAAGTGTAACATAAAAGGGTTTAGGAGAAGGGCTGCTAGGATAGATTGGAAAAGGCTTAATGCGAGGATGGAGATGTGGGCTGAGAAGAAAGAGTTTGAGCAATACAGGCTAAGCATGATTAAGCGAACTTGTAAGATTTGCATAACGGGAAAATACGTTGAGCAGAACTTCATTGAAAGAGATGCTGACGGAAAGGTTAAGAAAGACCACGCCGTTTGTTTGGACTGCAGGCGAGAACGTAATCTGAAAAACATTCAGAAGTACAAAGAGCGAAACAAGTCGGAGGAGTATAGGAAAGACCTAAATGCTTACGCTAATTTTCGGCTAACAAGAGAGGAGTGCAAATTCTGCAATACGAAAGACGGGGAGCGGTTCTTTTACAACTCTAAAACCTTTCAAAAAATAAACGTAATGCAAAAACCGTGGAAGAAGCCTGATGCTATTATTTGCCACAAAGCGTGTATGGAAAAATCCCGAAAGCAAATCAAAGCCATGAAATCAATTAACCTCGAATATGAAGTACACAATCCCACACTATAAGTTTGAAATAGAGAAGAATCTTCCTAACTATTTTGCCTCGCTAACCAAAGAGCGGCAACAGATTATTTCATATAATTGCTACGACGAACTATTGTGGTTGTTGTGGACGATTAACGAGCGAAAGCTACTTGAATATGACGACGGAACAAAAGCCGAAAGGGTAGTTAAAAACTATTACTCGTCGCTTCCGTGGCACAAGAAGTTTTTAGATTTGCCTCCGAAAGTTCTGAGCGATTATCTTAAGGCGGCGCAAAACGCAAGGTTTGGTTTGTATGGAATACCTGCAAGATATGATTTCCCGCTTCACTCAGTATTGGGATTTACTACCTATCCGAAAAAAGTTATCCGCTCAGAACGGAAATGGATAGAGAAGTCCTATGCCGACTACATGAAAGACTTACCCAATAACCCCACAGGCAGCACCATCACCGTAGCAGAGGAGAGGATATTCAGAATCCACTTTGAGCCATACGGAATCGAGCCGTTCAATCCATTCAAACTACCAACCGTTAGTAATAAAGATAACTAAATGAAAACCCCACCACAAAACCTCACGGCAAACCAAAGGTTTATGAAAGAACTGATGGAAGATACGATTTTGGATAAAATACCTCCTGAGTGTTTTAATCCTGAAAACGGAATACTAAAATGCTTTCGAGAATCCGAAGCTGAAAAGAAACCCATCGCCAAACTTTCATCTAAAATCAAGTAATGAAAATACCATCTCAGAATTTTATCGTAAAAGGAACTGTTTACCCATTTGATGTAATGTTCAGTCTTAATCAAACAGACGATGAACTAACCGCTTACCTCAGAGGAAAGACTAAAAACTATAAGCGAAGCGTAAAAGAATTGGCGTTGTCAAGCACTTCTCAGGGAAAGTCTTTAATGACAAATGAGAACCAAACTATTGTTCGGCTGATTAAGTTTGATGACAGTCCACAGCAGAAGGGTTATTTGACACATGAAATATTCCATGCTTGCAGTTTTATTTTGCACGAAGCTGGCGTTGAGTATAAATTTGATATTTCCGACGAAGCGTATGCTTACCTAATCGGTTGGTTGACGCAAGAGTTTTATTCGAACTTAAAAACTAAAAAATAATTTTTTACATTTGCTAACGAAACTAAAACTCACGCTCATGAATTTAAAGAAACCAATGGATGGCGGCAAAGGAATGAAAGCCTCTGTAAGCGTATCTAAGGCAGGCTCAATGCCAAAGGTAAAAGCTAAAGTAACTGTTGTTGCTAAGCCTAAGATGAAAATGCCAATGAAGAAAGCTAAATACTAAGATGGCTCATTCAAGCAAGCATCCGGGATTCAAAGCTGTTGCCGCAAAGGTGGCAGCTAAAGAAGGCGTATCGAAGAAAAGCGCAGCGGCAATCGTAGCGTCGGCGGCGAGGAAAGCATCACCGAAAGCTAAAGCTGCTAACCCAAGACTGAATAAAGTAAAAGGGATGGCTAAATGAACAATCGCTGTTGGTACAGGACTGATAAGACTGCTAACTCCTTATGGATAGAGGCGGTTTTTCACGGGTTCTATCCTGCGGGTAACTACAAAGAAGGTGTTTACACATTTGCTCTCGTAGTTGCGACGAATCCTGACCAAGAGCCGAGCGGGTATTGCCGACCTGTGAAGATATTTGATTTTGCTAACATAAGATTTGACGAAGCCCCTGCGCCGATAACCCCTATGAATGACTGATGAACGATAACCAAATATTTACCGGATTTCAGCCTCGGCAGGACTGGTCTTATGACGAGATAGTAAAGCATTACGGAACTGCTAACCAAAAGAATCCTCTTGACGAGTGGTTTAAGGATAATGTTCGCTGGGTTGCTACCTTTTACAACAAGAAAAGCCAACCGCTTAACGACCAAACGCTACCGAATCCGTGGCTGGTAATGGGAGAGGCAGAACGAGCGGTACAAAATATGCGTTACGCTCAGGGCGACCAATTAAACCTTGATATCGGAGCGTTAGGAATGGTTCAAAGTGCTGGCTACACTTCCGCGCCGTGGCAGGCGGGAAAGGAAACATGGCGATTCACAAACTATATTGCTAACAATTATTTGAAAGTGCTTCGCAGCAGCAAGGCTGTTGTTAAATCTTTCGACCATAAAGCGCAAACAAGATTATCGAAGCGATTAAAGCTGGCGATGTTGAAATACGACGAAGCCCCTTTCTTCGAGAAGATAGCGCAGGAATACGGAGTTGACTTTCAACCTACGGGAGGAAAGCAAATGTATTCAAAAGAGCAAGCAGAGAAGTATTTCTTTCAGTCACCACAAAGTCAAGCAGAGATATTGGGAACGGAGATAATCCGTGCGTATCAGAAGCGAAACAACTACGACTCGATGGGCTACAAGGCGAATATTCACTTGTTGACGGGAGGACGAGCCATGATTGATATCTACACGCAAGGCGGATGGATTAAATGGGACTTGATTGCTCCTTGGAATCAGATAAGCCAATCACTTGACGACGACGACTTTGGCACTAATGATGTCTGCAGGGGATGGATAAGACCATTTGCGCCGAATCAGATTATGTCTAAATGGGGCGAGCAGCTTACTAAGAAGTATGGTGCTGACGTGATGGATAAGATTGCTACCGGAAGCGGTCAATACGTTGCGACGAATCAAGTTCGTTTTAGCGGATGGAACTTCGAGTGGTATACGTTGGATAGAACAAGAGTGAAATCTTATTCTGTTTGCAAGGCTTATTGGAAGTCACTTGTTGACACAAGAACATTGCCTGATAAAAACGACCCCGAAAACAAAGTATTTTACCTCAGTAAAGCCTCTAAGAAGAAAGGGGAAATGATTGAGGTTTGGAGAACGGCAACTATCATCGGCAATCAATGGATTGTTGACGAAGGTATTTGCGCTGACATTAGAAATCCAATCGACCCTACTCAGTTGTTTTGCCCGCTGTTTTATTTCCAGCCTAACACTCAAATGGGTTACAACAAATCTATTGTTGACCAAATCCGTCAGACTCAGGACGACCTTTCAATGCTTGACTACAAGTTCAGGGAGATGGTCGGGTTTGATATGGGCGTAGTGCTGAAGCTACGAGGCGGAAAGTTTATGAACGTGGAAACTCCATTCGATGCTATCGAGGAGATAAAGAAAACACGTATTTTAATTGAAACCGAATCGGGGGATATTGATAACCCTCTTGATAATAAAGAAGCGATTGAGCGGATAGATTTCTCTACTGCTAAGATTGCGATGGAATACCTTGCTCTGTGGAAGCAGAAGGAGCAAATGATGAAAGATATCTTGAATATCTCTGACGTTGCTCTTGGGACGAACAAAGGATATGTTGGCTTTGACGTTCAGCAGGCTACGATGGATGCTAGCGCAAGCAGTATGCAGTACATCTTCTTCGGTCAAGGTAAAATGATGGCTTCTGTAATGCAATACTCTTTGGAGTTAACAAAGGTAATGGTTCAAAGGGGTCAAGTTTCTGCTGCCGCTTCAATTGTTGGAGATAGGGGTGAGTTCTTCTTGAAAGAATTGAAGAAAAGCCTTTTTGAAACGTTGCTTGTACGAGTTGATTTCGAAGATTACATTGACGAGAAGCAACGCGCTTCGCTTGAGGCTAAGTTTGATATGCTATTGCAAGCGGGTGGAGCGGACTTGTCTGATGTTGTCGAACTTCAGTCAATGCAGACTTGGACGGAGATGAAGGATTATGCTCGCTGGAAAACGGCTAAGCTAAAATCTGAGGCGGAAGGTCAGCAGTTGTTTGACAAGTTAATGGGCGTGATTAACAATGCTCAGCAGCAGTCGACGATGGAGCAAATCAACGAGGCTCAGATAATGGCTAACAAAGAGAATACCGACAAGAAGATTCAGGCGGATATGCTTGGCAAGGTTCTCAACTACGACGCTAAGGTTCAAGGTAACGAAATGAAGGCTCAGCCTCAGCAGCAAGTGGCATGACATTAAGAAAACTCGACCCCAATAAAGTTCAACTCGGAAAGACCTACGCTACCAAATCGGGGCGTAGCTTTCTCGCGTTCCATTTTGTTGTTGGCTCCGAGTTGGAGGTGGAGTTATTGGAGAATACCGATATGCTCCCGATAAAACGATTTATGGAAGTAACTGAGTTCGAGAAGAAGATTAAGGAAGGGGTTCTTCTGCGTCAAGATTAACTTCGACCTCTCTTGAAGCCTCCCACGATTCCCACTCCGCAATGATAGCAGCCTTTTCTTCTTCGGTGAGTTCAACGCGAACTCCGTCAACCATTTTATGAGTAGGTGCTTCGTTCACAACGAGCCGTATAAAGTGAAGTTTCCTGAAGTAATGTTCCCGCTACTGCAAAGAATACGTATTCCTGTAACAGCAGTTGTGGCTGCGTACCTTCCCGTTCCTTGCGTGTAGTAAGTACCGCCTGACGAGAACGAGCATGAGTCGTGTCGTATGCTTTTATGCTGCGTTGCGCTTGCAGGATTCCACAGTTCGATAGTCCCGTTGAAGTAGTTAGTAGATGCGTTACCTACCGTTGCTCCCTGAACAACTATCTTTGAGTCTGTCGTACCTGCGGCGGCAAGAGAAGTTCCTACCCCCGTTGACCGCGTGTGAACATAGTCAGTTGCTCCCGAAGCCCAAGTAGGCGTTGCTCCCGTACCCATCCTAACCCAAAGTTCGACGATGTTTGTGGCTGAGATTAATCCTTGGATAACAAGGGTGTATAGTTTGTACGTTCCATCAAGTCCTGTGAAGTCGATAGTTGCTGACGAAGATGCTGCCTGAGTAGAGATGAATGTCCCCCATTTGGAGTTAAACTTCTCGTATTCTACGTTAGAGATAGTGCCTTCCGTAACTGAGGCTACGGAGGCTAACGGGATATTGATTGTATGCGTATCTGTTGCCGAAACCACCGCAGGGGCAGTTCCAGATGTTCCCGTGTCTATAAACTGAGCCGAAGCTGTTAAGGTGTTTATAGATTGTATGCCTATTGTGCTTGGGTCAACTTCAATAACATCGCCTCCGTCAACACCAAGTAGATAACTGGGAGTCCCCAAGAATGTTCCCGACCCGTATTCAACAAGAGTGAATGAACCTTCAGAGTCGATAGCCATTTTAACAGCCAACACCGTTGCTTTCCTTGTTGAGAAAGTCATCACGCTTGACTCCAATGGATTTATGGGGGAGTTCCACCTGACGGCTATTTGACCTGCGCCCACAACGTCGCCATTTGATTTCATTAAATCAAAATCAACGCTTGCGCCAAATCCCGACTGAACCCAGATTCCTAAAGGATTTGTTGTTGACTTCCTAACTATCCTAAGTACCGTATCAATAGTATTTCTTGACGTATTAGCCCTTTGCGCTAATAAAGCCTCAGCGTCATTACTGTATAATTCTAACGGCTTTCCAGAATTTTGCGTTACTCTAAAATAGTATCCGCTATTTGTTATGTCTGTATCTTTGACTAACACCCCACCCAACTGAAAAACATTAGGGTCGCCTGACTTTGGGCTAAGACCGTTATCAACCGAATTGATTCCAGTAACGTCAAACGTAATGCCTCCCGCTCCGTCGTCGGTAATGGTAATCCCTGCGCCTTCGATAAGGTTTAATACGTCCTGAACGGGATTGTCAACGCTATTCGTTTGAAGCAAAATACTCGTCCCGCTCCCGCCGTTAATTGCTGCTGTCAATATTTCAAGTAGCGTTCCGTATGGAAGATACAGCGGTCTTGAAACATCGCTTTCTCTAAAGAAAACAACTAAGTCAGTAAGCCTAATCGGAGTTACAAGGAACTGCCAAGGCTGCGGGGTCTTTGGAGGCATAGAGCAAAGATATTAAAAAGCGCAAAGCCCGAAACGGAAGTTAATCGTTCGGGCTAAGTCTTTTTTATTTTCAGTAAATTATGCAGAAAAAGCCAAGTAGATTAATCTATGCTCTTGGCTTTTAAATAAATCTGAGCCTTCTATTTTAGAAATAAACTTTGCAGAATAATCCCCATCTGAGTAATCTCGAATGCTTTCTTCAAAATGAATTGGCGTATAGTGATTGTATTTAAAATCACCTCCTTTATATCCTTGAAATGTTTCAGAATATGCCAAATTTATTTTATCCATTATTTCTTCTCTACTCATAGGCTGCTCAACTATTGCAAAAGCAACTTCGTCATAACTACCTCGCCACGAGAATGGTTTAGATAAGCCAAACTTAAACTCAGTTCCATTAGGAAATTTTTCAATGTGTTCTTTTAAATCTATTAGGTTCATCATTCCATTTTTTATAAATGCAAATATATATCTATTTATATTATATACAAATAAAATATATAATTATTTCAATCCCGCCTGCTTCAAATAATAATCTAAATCATGCCCATTTCTTCTGACTTCCATCTTGAATGTAAACTCATCAAGCCAGCAAAGTGTTAGCACAGTTGAGCAAACGGGGTAGCCAGCATAATCTAAATTCATTGTGCTGAGAGTCTTTAGCCCGATAGTTCTAAATGACTGCGTGTTTATAATGTTATGAAAGATAGCGGTCTTTCCGTTCTCGTCAACATCAAATGTTAGCTTAAAAGACTTGAAAAGGCTTCCGTCGAAAACAACGGTATCGTTTGGTAGAAAATCCCTGATAGTTCCGTCTGTCTTTTTCATCACGGGCGTAGTGCCGTCGAAGTAGAAGGAAACCTCTTTCCATCCGACGTGGGCAATGTTATCCGATAGCTTAGTCGAAGCCCAAGAAACGGTTGGCTTCTGAAACTCCTGATACTCGTCAATGCCTTTTGGGTACATTATATACTTAGGAGGAATGTCGTAAAACTGAAGTAGTCGAAGGAGTGTTTCGATAGTGAAGTTCTCAACTCCTGACTCTACCTTTTTAATAGTAGGGTATGATATGCCACAAACGTCAGCAATCTTTAGTAATTGCTCATGTGGTCGCCCCTTGTATATTGTTGTCGAGAATCTACGCTCCCGTAATTCCGTAAGGTTTTTACAGATGAAGCCCCTGAATTTAGGGAGGTTGCTTTCAAACTCTTTGTCGAACTTCTTTCTTAGTCCTCCAATGTTATCGTCGGTTATAGCTATTGCCATCGTAGTATAGTTGTGCAAATATAATTATTTCGTCATTACAACAACTGTTCTCATTTTTGCTATTAACAATTTAACATCACTTTATGTACTTAATTAATCGGAGTCACGAATCGGAAGAAGGAGGAGTAGCTACCCTCGAAAATGCAACGGAAACAGTATTAGAATTAACCGCAACCGAACCTACTGAAGGTACGCAAGCAGGCGAAGCTATTCAAGACCTTGCACCCGAAGAAGAAGATGATTTCTCATTTTTAGAAGAAGGCGGAACTGCCAGCTCTACAAGCCAAGCACCTACCGCTCCTACTATTGCAGAAACAGTACCGAAGATTCAGTACGACAAAGTCGTTGGTGAATTGGAAGCACTAAAGGCAGATTTTACCAAACTCCAATCTCAATTTGAAACCAACCCGCTGGTGCAAGCCGCCGTTGAGTATCAACAAGGATTAGAGGCTGGGGTCGACCTCAACCCAGCGGCTTTCATGGAAAGCTATTTTGGAGTTGATGCAAGCCGACTCGACGTAGACTCGCTGATTAAACTTCAAATCCGCGAAGAAGCCGCAGCAATCGGACACACGCTTACAGACGAAACGTTTGAGTTGACTTTCGAGTCACGCAAGATGAAGTTTGAAGATATGGACGACTTGCAAAAGGCGGCATTCGTAAAAAACCTCCGTGACACACGAACTCAGGCAGCAAGAGAAAAACAAGAGAAACTAATCAATGAGCGCAAAGCTGATATTGAGAAGGGGCAAAAGTTTTGGATTGATGCTTACGAGAACGGTGTTAAGCCACTCTTAGATAAAATTGCTTCCGAAGGCAAGAAAGAGTTCGGTCTTTTAAAAGGCGAAGTAACGAAAGACGAGGCTGTACGCATAGCAACTGCTATCGCAAACAACTTCTATCGTTTCAACGCTGATGGAAAACTGAACTATCAACACGCTGTCGAAGTGGCTCAATTCTCTGCTGATATGCCTGCTTACATTAAGCGCATTGAAAAGAAAGCTATTGACCGCCATGAGGTAAAACGATTAAGAGATATGGGGGCTAGCAAAGGAGCAGGCTTATCTTCTGCAACAACGCTGCTTGACAAAACTAAAGGAGTAATCTCCGACAAGCCGCTAACAAACCTACTTGACGGCGCAGAGGTCGTTCAGTAACAAACCATTTTCTAACCCTCAATTTGTAAAAAATGTCAGTACTACCAAATACTAACCCCAGTGCGCTGAGTTACAAGGATTCCCTCCTTGCTAACCAGTTATTGGTGCAGATGAATCCGGGTGTTGTTTATCAGTTGTCTAACAAGGCTTCTATCTTCAACTACTTCCGTCGACTTATCGACCAAAAAACAGGCGGCTCTACCGCTTTGTGGACTCCATCAATCGTTTCTGCTTCTCGCGGTCTTGATAACATTCAGGTTCGCGTTAACACTCGTTCAGTTTCTAATGCTCCAATCGTAATCACTTTCGACTCTTTAGTTGACGGTGCGCGTGTTAATGACCGTGTTTACTACGGTAACGCATTCGAACGTACAGGACGTGTTATCGAAGCTGTTAATGGTCCGGGAGCATACGTTAAAATCGTTCCCAACTTTGATGGGTCGTTTACTTCAGCCGACTTCCCTGTTGGCGCATTAATCGGTATCGGTGGAGATATCTCTCCGAACACCGTTTCTCAACAAAAGGAGCGTCGTTTCTTAACACCTACCTTGCAAGAAAACTACTGGTCAACTTCGCGTGAAGGATACCAGGTAGCACGTTACGAGAAACTTTCAACTCGTGCAACTACTAACGGCAATCAGCCTTCTGTATTCTCTAAAGATGGACAATGGTGGACTTCGTTCCAAATGGACATGCTTGAGCGTATGGAGCGTGAGATGGACTGGGAGATGCGTTTCGGTTGGGCGCGTCCTAACACAAACGAAGCAACTGGTGAATACTCTCGTAATGGTGGTGTTCGTTGGCACGTAATTAATCGTGGTGGTGACTATTTAAAATACACTACTCCGCTTAACCGTGACCAAGTTGATGCTGTTCTTTCAAATGCCGTGAATAAAAACATCGGTGCTGACGGAAACTACATGTGGTTTATGGGTCAAGGTTTATGGGCTATCTTAAGTTCATTCTCTGAAGACTTCATTCGTTATGCAGGTGTTCTCAACACATGGGCAGGAGAAGATGTATCAGGCTTGAACATCCCTACTTACTCAATCAAAGGTATCGCTAAGACTATTGCTATCGTGCAAGACCCTCGTTTGAACGAGAAACTTGACGGTGGTCTTGGTACTTACTCAACTATTCCGGGTTACACTAACTACACGTTAGGTCAGTTAACAGGATTCTTGATGTGCGATACACCAGTACGTACCCCGAACGGTGGAACAACTCCTCAGTTCAAGAAATACCACTTCGGTGCAAGTGAGTATGTAATGGGTACCATGCGTGGTCTTGACCAAAATGAGTTTAACTCAATGTCCCCAAGTGCTGCTGCTTCATTCCTTTCTGATAACTCTTTAATGGTTTCGACTTTACAAGATGCTTCTCAGGTAGGTGTAATCACTCAGTACGGAATCGACGGAACAGGTTACGGTTGTGCTTGGTTTGAGCCGGGTGCGTAATCTTTCATTTTCAAACATTTAAAATCCTTTCAAAAAAATGGGACAATCAACAGGTACTTTCGGGTACGCACTCAATTCGGTAGCAGCTTCAGGTGCTGACTTTGCTGCCGCAAATGGGTTGGTGACGTTCACAGGCGTTAACTCGTTTGTGTATGATAACATCTTCCTTCCGGTTACTATTCAGGCTTACGTAGCCCCTGTGGCTCGCGTTCAAACTGCTACCTTCTCTGCTCCTGCTGCTGTTGGAGAAAGCTACACAATCCAAATCTATCAGCCACAAGCTGACGGTGGAGTTTTCCAACAAGGCATCACCGTTGTTTCGGTAACAGGTAGCACAGATACAACAATGGCTGCTGCAATGGCAACTGCTATCAACGGTTACATTTCTGCTAATCAGATTTCGGGTACTGCAACAAGTTCAGGTGCTGTCTTGACAACAACTGGAACTACTGCCGCTCCGATGTTTAAGCTCGTAGCTTGTTCTGCTAACATTGCTCTCGCTGTTTCGACTGCGGGTACTGTTGGTGTGAACTCAGGAACTCAGTTACTTGACCAATACCCTTCTACTGACAACTTGGTAGCTACTAACAATTACACAACTGTAATTTTCAAGTATGCTAACGAGGGTGCGCCAATCAACAACGAAAGCGGCACAACTACATTTGTCTACGCGATAAATGAAGGAGATGCTGACTATTCTGCGTTGGTGACTAAAATCACAGAAGTGTTCGGCGGTCTTGTACCGGGTGGAACAACTGCCAACCCTGAACTTATCGCTAAGTCGTAAGTTTCGGATTTTGTATCTGAAAAGCCTCTGCTTCGGTGGGGGCTTTTTTCATTTGTATCTTAAAATTTATTACGTTTGCATTAGATACAAAAACCATTTATGGAAACCGCAAGTAAAAAAATCTTTCGAGTGCTGCCGTCGCAGCCGTTAAACAATGAGTCTTATCTTCTATGTTCTTACATAGACCGAAGAACAGGACAGTTCTGTTGGTTGTCCGATACGGGTACTGTCGGCAAAGGTGACAAGCAACCTGAGAAGGGAATCTTAATGCTTACGTTCAATAAGCGAATCCCAAATTATTCTATCGAGTTAGATAAAAATGCTCCCGATTCTATTCAAAAGACAGCGAAAGCAAAGATTGAGTTCTTCAAGAACTTTGACAGAATTGCACAATCAAACGGAGATGGAACGGTAAACTCTTTCCCTTCCGAAAATCACCAGTTAGCATTTGCTGACGTTTATCAGAACGGTCAAAACAAAGATGTTGCTCTTGGATTCGACAAGCAACAATTCATGTTTATTGACGAAGATGAAATCGAAACTGTATCGTTACGCGATATGCGCCACAAGCGAAACATTTCGAAGTTATTGGATTCTATCTCAGGAAACATTCCAGTAATGACAAGTATTTGCTATATGCTTGGAGTTAACCCTGCTGGTCTTGACGACGATGCTATCGAACTTGCTTTATGCCGTGCTGTACTTGAAGGTCAGCGCGACAATGAGTTCAAGAACATCATGGAGAACAATAAATTCGGCGACCCGTTCTTGCTTTACACAAACATTGCTATCGTGAAGAACTTGCTTCCACAAACGGAAAGCGGTTTCTACCAATTCTCAGGTAGCCCGATTGCGAAAAGCATTCCTGAAGTAGCTAAGCATTTCGAGATGGTTCCGTCTGATTGGAACTTGTTAAAACTCGAATTGAAGCAAAAGGGAATTACTGTTGACGAGAAGAAAAAAGGAGGCAAGGAGAAAGAAGTTTCCGCTCCTGTATTACACGAATCTGAATCTGTTTAAACAACTATATCATGGCAGTAAATCCAAAGCCACTTCTTGACAAGCAAGGGAATGAAGTACCTCGCGCTCAGGATTCCGTTGATGCTGACAAAGCACCGAAAGCAGTTTCGGAGAAGCCGAAGGCAACAAAGAAAGCAGCTAAAAAATAACCTCCGGTGACAGCAGAAGAATTTGACCAAATATTCCAGCAACGGATAGACAAGAGTTACAACAAGTACAAGTCCCCGCCACAGCGTCAAGCGTTGTACAAGCAGGCACTTTACTATGCTCTCGAATCTATTTACAAAAGTGGCGTAGACCAAGAATGGACGGACGAGATTCGTTCCATGATTAAAGTTACGCAGCCGTTCGCGCTACCTCTTTCAGGAGTCCTTTCGATTCCTACTGACGTGCCTGACTACAATCACTATTTGTTTGCCCGTGCGGAATATTTGGGCGAATCTTTTGCTTTCACTTCTTTCACCTACTCAGGTTCGGGAACAATCATGGCTTACTCCAATGTGCCACTTCCATTTCGGACGTACACGAAGGTAAGGATTGAGAATTGCCCTGACATGAGCGAAGTGAACGGGGATTTTTACCTGAAACAAATTGGTCGCTTGTCTTGGTCATTGTATCAAGATTTAGCACTAACGATTCCCGTTACTACTACTGTTGCTACGGGCTACGGAGCAACGGCTACGGAGATTCAGATAAATGACTGCGTTGTTCAGTTCTCAGACCAAAAGATTCAGAAGCTGGATTCTCCGACTAAGAAATATCCGAAGGTTCAGATTGCTCAGGATTCAATTTATGTTCTCCCTGCGGGTGGGCTTAACTTGTACATGGATTATGTTAGCAATCCTCCTGTATTTATCACTCAGACAAACGGTGTGTTTAACAATACCTTTGACTTAGAAACTGTTTACCCTGCTAAATTCCTGTATCAAATTATCGGGAAAGCCGTAGACATTTTCAACGTAGAACGTAAGGACGACCAAAGTTTCCAAGAGAACACTCAACTTAGCCAATTGAATCCATGACACAGCCCCAATACGTAGACTTAGCAATCAAGGTGCTTTCAGGTTCGGGCGTTCGTACCGACGAGATGCAAGGACGAGGGGAGAACTTCATTGGTGCTATCCTAAACTCTTGTCGTGGTGAAGCGGTGAATCTTATGGCTCAGAAAGGCGGTGGTGTTTCCCCTGCTTTTTACCAAGAGTCGTACTTCACCGAAACGGATATGATAAGCGAAGGGGATTGCATTCAACGATTCTTTGCTCCACCGCCTTTGTATAAGACAAGCGGAATGCCGTGGGTTGAATGGATTGGCGGTAAGGATTGGAGTAGAAATACTAAGTTCCGTTTGGCAGCATCACGTTCTGCGCTTGTGGATATGAATGCTCACCACATCGTAGGGCGTAGCGAACAAGTTCGTGCGTATTATGATAACGTTTCAGGATGCTATTGGATTTATCGTAACAAAGGTGCGGTTAACTTCGCGCTTCGTCAGATATTTGCTGAGCCACAGTTATGCAAGGAATACAATATTGACCGTGACCCGTATCCATATCCTGCAGACCAAAATGATTTGCTAATGGAACTTGTTATCGGAAGATACTTTAAGGTTATTCAAGGTGCTGTCGATTCTACTTCTAACAGCAGGAATGATACTCAAATTTTAACTCAACGTAGGTAATGGCGACATCAACGACACTTGGCGGGAATCACGTTTTAATTCCGTTAAGCAATGCTATCACGGAGGCTAAGCGGTATTTGAAGATACAAGATAACTCTGACGAAGATACGTTAGAGATTCTTGCTTGGAATGCTGTCAGATGGATTGCGCCGTTGTCGTCTTTTGGGTTACAGACTATTGAATTAAAGGTTTGCAACGGTAAAGCTGAATTGCCGAACCATTGCATTCGATACTTATGGTATCACCGAATCTTTGACAATGAGTGCGACGAGTGCCAAACTTATGTTAACCAACCGTTCTTAGGTCAGTTAAATCTTGGGCTTGCAGTACCTTATGCTGACTCAATCTTCAATGCTTACTACCACGCTCAGGTCGTTAACAATTACCTTGACTTTGGCTGCAACGTAGAGTTTGATGCTATCCGTGTTGCTTTCATGGGCTATCATGTGGACGACCAAGGGGTTCTAATGATTACCGACACTACCAAAATGGCTATTACGTACAAGATTTGTGCGGAGTATGCGCTAATGGAGTTCGAGAAATACGGCAAGGTTCAGCAAATGTACGAGCGTAAGGCTGTCATGGCAGGGAACAAGGTTAGAAGCATTGACTTCTCAACTGCTTTCCGTGAGCATAAGAATGAGATTGGGTTAATGTTACGTGCTTACTACTACTCTAAAAATACCGTTGGCGAATGGGGACTAAACGGTAATTTACTATGAACCGACCTATACCACTACCCAACACAGGAGGCTTAGATAAAAACAGCGACCCGCTATACGTTCGTTCAGGCGACCAAACAGATTGTAGAGGGATGGATTTCTCCGAGGAGGCGGTGCTAACTCAGACTACGCAAGCGGGAAATGTTCGCATACTTGATTTTGGTGAAGCGGTTCTTCAGAATCAAAAGACCCGAATAAACTTGCCTGCGCCTTACGTTGACGAGGTAACGATTTCGCTTCTCGATATAAACAAGAACGTCAAAGGGGCAACAACTGTTTCTACTGGCGCAACTCTTACGGGCGTTAAGCAGGCAATCATTAATTTCCTTCATTCGCTACCATACTCAGCGACGTTTGAGAATACGGGAACTACAATTCCTTACTTGGACGTTACCATTGGTTTTGCTTATGCTGACTATATTATCGAGGTAACAAACGGAACTACCGATATCTTAGTTGAAGCAATATCTAATACAGGCGTTGGAAGGTTTATGCCTATTGGCTCTTACGATTTGCTTGACGATGTTTTCTATTGGCTAACAACTCAGCGAAACCTATCAACCCCGCTTAATCCGATAACAAATGTTTACACTTCTGTAAACTCTCAGGTTGGTATTACCTCTCAGGCGCATGGTCTGTCAAATAATGACTCCGTTGCTATCGGTTCTGTTGTAGGTGTTCCGCAAGCAAATGGTATCTATACTGTTACGGTAATTGATGCTAACAACTTCTATCTCAACAACTCTTTCTTCTCAGGTACTTATACTTCGGGTGGTACTGGCTTTAAAAACATTTACGGCTACGGCTGCATAGGGGTTGTTGTAGAAAATACAATAAGTGATACTTTTACTTTCACTCCCTTGTTAAGGAGCAAGAAACTGAACTTTGTTACCAAGAAGCAGATTTACACTCCTCAGATTCAAACGTCAGGGGATTTGATTCAGATGTATTACACGGACAACTACAATGTTCCGCGTGTTACTTATTACAGAGGAATCTATCTTACCGATGGTTGTATTCGCGCTTTGTACCCTAACACGGGGCAATATGCTTACGCTACGCTTAATATTGAGATTTCTCAGCAGGTAAATGTTTCGAGATACGATTTACAGATACTTGACCAACTTCAAGTTGGTGGCAATATCATTGCGGGAAACGCTCGATATGCAATTAGATTCCTAACAGAATCCCTTTCGCCTTCTGAGTTATCATTGCTTACTCCAAGCATCCCTGTATTTGCTCCGTCTTACGTAGAGAATGTTCCGTCTGTTGTTTATGGTTCGCCTTCAACGGTGACGACTAATAAGATAAACAGAATTTCGTTAACGGGTATCACTCCGGGCGTTTTTAAGTACGTAGAATTGATTTACTTTCAATACTTAGGAGAAGGTCAAACAACTGCTACCGCTGCATTTAATATTCGACGAGAACAACTTGCGGAGAACCAAACAAGCATTGTTCTTGAACATAACGGTAACGAGCCGGGCATTACTTTTTTTGATGCTCAGTTAGCAAACCAAGTTCAGCCTGCAATCATTCGGTCAAAGGATAATGTTATCATTGATAACAGATTGGTAAATGTTAACGTAGGCACTTCGTCTGAGGTTGACTTAACCGATTTCTGTAAGACGATACAGTATAGTATTATTAAGTTCCCTGTATATGGTTCTTATGGGGCTACGACGGAGTTCGAGTTTTACGACCCGCTAACAACTACGCTGCATACTTCTTACCAGCAATGGGAATGGTATCGTCATTATTTAGTTGGTCGATTCAAAGGTTCAGGAGGCTTATCAAATGCTTTCTTCCTTTTTGATTGGAGGCTTGTTACTCAGGCTGACTATGATGCTGACGAGTTTATCTCAACCAACGGAACGGATAGACGAGATTTTACAGGCGACACATTCACTACCTACGATTTAGGTGACGACCAAAACAATTACTATCAGTTTGGTCTTGAATTAAAAAACATAGATTGGAACTTTCAGATAGACGGAGTTCCTATTCGAGATATTTTTTCTGAGATACTTGTATTTAGAGCAGAACGAATAAAGGAAGTGTTAGCTTCGGGGATAATAAATTTGGCAGTAAGCTATACAGGAAATGGAGCGGGAAGTGTTGTTGCGTACAGGGACTATCAATATTCATTAGTGGATTATTTAGCTCCTTTTGTGCCGGGTGCGCCACCATACCCAAACCCCAACCCGCCAGTTGAGAGACCTTATTCAACTTATGTTGATAATATAAATACTCCTGCAATATACACAAAAGCCCCTAAGTTTGGCTCGTTTTATAGTCCAGATGTTTTGTTTGGAGATGCGCCTTTAGCGTTTTCTAATGGAGATAAAATACTTTCATTTGGAAGTCAAAAACTATCTCAAAATAAACTTCAAAGCAAAACCACTCCTTTCAAACAAAACTCTTTTTGGTCTATATATTGGGGAGGAGCAGGGGCTACTAATGCATCAACATATAGTGTAGTTAGGTCTAATTTTGCAGATACTGGAGGCAGCGCAGAGTTGTCTCTTAATAATTTTTATTTCAAAGGTGCTATAAACCAATTTGATTTAGATTTTTACACTCTAAACCCTACATTTCCACGCGACAATGCATCTGGCGTTCAACAAGGGTCTTACGTTTTTGAGGTAGACCAACCAATTACAAATACGGGAAGCAATACAGATTTTGGGCTTAGGCAAGCAATTTACTTTCGCTCTCGCAAGGATAAGTACGGTTCAACTACGGCTCAAAATCAAGTTTTTTACACAGGGTATTCTATCCTTGTTGACGAAACATCAAAGGAAGTATATGGAGGCGATGTTTTTACACAGCAAATGTGGCTGAAAAAGATTTACGTAAACGACATTCAGGACTTTCAGTATCTAAGTGGAGGAGGTGCAGGTTTCAATATAATTTCTCAAAACAGAGTGAATGCAAACTTGCGACTATGGGATTCATCTTCGACAAATAATTTTGTATTCCCCGTTAGCACTCAGAACTATTTAACTTGGCTTCAAAACAACCCTGCATATCCCGACCAAATAGCTGACAACAACGGCTACATTCTCCGCAACAACGTCCAATACCAAGCGGTCTACGACCCTGAAGGGCAAGACAACGGGCGGTATTTGTCACGTACTGTATATTCAGAGTTAAAGCCGAATAACAGCAAGGTTGACTATTTCAGAATAATCCTCCCGCTTAGCTTTCAAGATGCTCCCGAAATTCAAGGGGCGATAATGAGAGCGTTGGTTCTTAATAAAACTTTATTCATCCTTCAGAAACGAGGGTTCACAATGCTGTATTTTAACAGTCAAGGGACATTGCTAAGTGCTGACATTGGGCAGGTATTAGTAGGTGACGGCGCGGTGCTTAATCGTATCGGGAATAACTTATCAGAGTTCGGGCTTGCTCAGTCAGGCGCAGTTGTGAAAGGCAGAAGCCAATCAGGGAAAGACACGGCTATGTGGGTGAACACTACGTTTACTAACATACTTCGCTTTGGCGACGATGGAATCCGTAATATCTCGCTAAGGGATAACATGAGGATTTTCTTCAACAAAAATCTTCGATGGGCGAATGATGCTGACACTCCTGCCGATGGCTTTGGTATCACAGGCGTTTGGGATAACGAGAACTCCAACTACGTGTTTACCGTTAAGGCTTGGAAACCATACAGTACGTATAAATCAGGAAAGTCATACGTGCAAGGTGGTGGTGCAATATTGGGAACTATCTCTCAGGGTGTGCCTCAGATTTGGATAGCATTAGTAAATACCGATACTGAGCCAAGCGACGATAATGCTGACTGGTTAAAGGTTGATATCGAAAATCCTGACTACTACAACTGCTTCACTTTTGTTTACTCAGAGATTAAGAATAAATTCACTTTCTTCCCTTACTTCCTTCCTAACTTCTACGCTAATTGGAGAGGCAAATTCCTAACGGGATATGCTGACTTGGATAGCATAAGGAAGTCGGAGTTGTATCTTCATGGTGACGGCAATCCGAATGAGTTCTACGGCGTTACTTACGACGGAGGGCAAGTTGAGTTGGTTCTTAATTGGCAACCTAACTTAAACAAGAAGCCGTTAGCATTGCACATTAACTCCAATGTAAAACCTGCGAGAGTTGAAATACAATCTTTGTTCAGGGATAATGAGCAAGGGGAGGTGATTAAAAACTCTTTCCTAACTACTGCTGACTTTGAAACGAGAGAGGGTTATCAGTATGCTCCGGTAAAACTTGAAACCGATTCTACGGGCAGCAATGAGGGCAATAGTTCAGACATGGAAGGTATTTGGACTAAGTTCAGAATTATATTTCCTGCTGGCGTTAAATGTAAAATTAATGACAGCATAGTTGATATATCAATTACAACTCGTAATTTCACCAAATGATTTTTCACTATGGGTCCTGAAATGATTTTGCAGCTTCTCGGTATGGCAGGTACGGGAGGCGGAGCGCAAGTTGGAACGGCTGCTGTTGGCGGCATTCAATCCATCTTAGGGCTTATCAATGCTATCAAACTTAACCGAACTCCACGTCCTGAGTATCAGACGTTGCCTGAAGTAACTCAGTCTGCAAACAGAGCGGAACAACGCGCTCAGTACGGATTTTCTCCTACTCAAACTGCTAACTTTCAAGGTAACTTAGGAAAGGCTTTCAATACCGATTATGCTAACAGCAGGAACATGGCAGGCGGGAACTTAGCGCAAGCATTAGTTGGTCGTCAGTCAGGTCAAAGATTGGGAGCATTGAATCAATTTGCTTCCGACGATGCGAATAGAATGCAGAGTAATATCCAGTATTCAGATTCCCTTCGTCGTTTCTTGCAAGGAGAGAACAACCGTCAGACAGGACAGAAGATTGACTACCGAATGAAAGACGAGGCTGCTACGGGAGCAATGCTATCTTCGGGGTTGAATAATCTTGGGTCTTACGGAAATTCTCAGTCTGCATTGAATAGCGAATTAGGTCAGCAACAAGCACCTAAGAGTAGTGCGCCTGCTGGATTTGGAACTAACGGACTTGGATATCCTCAAGGAAGTTCAATGCCTACACCGTCTTATTTCGGAAACCAAAACTTCGATAATTTCGGATAATGGCTGCATATACAGTACCAACGATAGCAATTACCGGAAGCCCAAAGGACTACACAGGACTTGTCGCCGCACGTCGCAGGCAGAAGGAGGCGGATGAAGCGAAAGCCAAAGAAGCCCGTCGTAAGAAGGATGAGGAGATATACAAGGCGACTACTGTTAAGAATACAGAATACCTTCCAATGCGTATTCCGCAGGTTCTACAAAAGAAAGCGGAGATTGTTAACCGAATGTTGGAAGCAAGTCAGAGCGGTGACTTTAGTGCTAACGATGCAGCGAAAACAGAGTACGAGGCTTTTCTTCAGAACCTAAAGAACGAAAAGATTGATGCCGACAAAGCTATCATGGGAACTGAGAAAGGTTCGCATTTAGCAAGTGGCAACTTACGTAAGTTGTATTCCGCTTCTTCTCCTGAAGAAATAAAAGACCTTGTTGATTCAGGTGACGTTGTTATCGAAGAAGGTACAGGACGGATAGTTCCCAACTTGATTCCTAATACGGATTTCACTCAGGTTTGGAAAGGGCTTTCTTCTAACTACAAGAACAAGCACACAGGGGAATTAAAGACTGCTGAGGACGGAACTCAGTTCTTTGAGTTGTCTTACGATTTACCCGGACTGCAAGCAGGGTTAAATGCAACCTATGTTAACGACCCGAACATTCGCAAGAAAGCTGAATTAGTTTATCGTCAGAATAACGATACCACAGGAATGAGTCCTGAAACTATTGCACAGAAGGCTAAGGAAGATTTCATTGCTAACGGATTAGAGTTTGGTAGTGAAGGGCAATGGCAACGTAAGCCGGGCAAAGCAGGTTTGACCATTAACAACAATAACTACATTGGAGGCAAAGGGAATAAAGCAACTCCATACGGAGATTTCCCTGAAGCAGAAAAAATGGTTACATTCAATCCGATCACAGGTGAGAAAGAAACCTATGCTTCACAGAACTTTTATGGATATAGTTTTGGAAACGTCAAAGTAGCGACAAGCGTTCCTGTTGGAGCAACCTACCTTGACAGTGGAGAGCCTGTAAATGATGCTGACGTAAGAGATGCTGTCTTTAATCAGTTTAGAGGCAAGGTCGTGTTTAATCGGGATTGGAAAGACCCTGTTACAAGAAAGGTTTATCCAAAAGGAGGACTCATTCCTAAAGAGTTCCAAGATGCAGCGATTGATGGTGGCTATGCAAAAGCTAAAACAGTTGCGGTAGGATTGGCTAATGGGCAAAGCATTATATTTGACGATTCGGGAATAAACCCATCATCCTACGCGGCGGCTTCTCAGGGAGAGAAAGCGGAAGTGGTAAGGCAATTAGAGGCTGCAAAAGCTGACGAGAAAGCATTACAAGCAAGAATTAATCGTCGTTATTTACAAGCCAAAAAAGAAGGTAAAGATTTTAGTAAATATTCTCCAACCCCTGCTGAAAAGAAAAATGTTATAGTAGAGCCGAAAGTTGAAACTAAGGAGTCAACAAGTTCTGAACGCGCTACTCCGATAGTGCCAAATGCTAACCGACAAGCAGAAATTGACGAGGAGAAAAGAAAGAAAGCGGCTAAAATAGCTAAGGACGCAGGTATAGCCCCTATCCCTAGATAATATCATGGAAGAACAACCAGTAGAAACAGTAAGCACAGAGGTGGTTGAAACTACCGGAGGCGACGACAAAGCCAAGCGACTTCAAGCGGTTTATTCAATGCTTGATTCGGACGAGGCTTATCGCCCTTATGTGCCACCAACTTACAATGAGTTTTTGGATAAGGTTTTTAAAGACGAGAAATATGCTCGCGCTATCCACAAGATGGTTGCTTCAGATGAAGTTTATTCGACTTACTTGCCGGAAACATTTGAGGAAACAGTTCAGTATTTCGGCTTGGGAAAGCCCTCAGTCAACCCACAAAGCGCAAGTGGTTTGGCTTCACAACAACAAAGTGGATTGACTCCACAGGCGCAGAGCGTACCACCTACTCCATCACAGCCTTCGGAGGTACAGCAAACATCTACTTCGGGGCAGCCTGATTTTGGGTTTAAAGGTATTGTAGAGAGAGTAGGCAAAGAAACTCCTACATCAAAAGCAAACGAAGTAATAGCGAGTCTAAATAAAGGGCAAAAGGAAGATACTTCTTTAGGCGAAGATTTAGTTAATTCGTTTCTGAGAGGTTCGGCTCAGTTAGGTCAAAGTCTTGCTGAAACACCTGCATTCATTTACGATATCGCAGCAATGCCTCAGAACTATATTGCCGACAAGTTTGATATCCCTGCTTTAAAAGCAAGTAGCGAAGAAACAGGAAAGATGCTTGGCATTGAGAACAATGCTGTTGCTGACTATTATCGAAAGCAAGTTGAAGCAAGTCAGAGTAAATTCCAAGAAAAGTACGACAAAGGCATAACGGATTATTTCTCTAAGGGAGATTATTCGAAAGGATTTGGATTGCTTGCCAATCAAATTGCAGAAAGCGCACCCGTGACAATATCCCTAATGATGGGTAATGCTGCGGGAGTTGGAACTGCTGGCTCAATATCGGGTTCTGGACTTGTTTTTGGTGCTGATAAAAAGGCTCAACTTGACAGAGACGCGCCGTGGATGAGTGAGCAAGAGAAAGCTACTGCTGCAATGATGTACGGTTTATCCGAAGGCTTGTTTGAGCAATTCGGGTTGACCAAGATTGGAGGAGTTGTTAGCAATGTTCTAAAGCAAAGCGGCAAGGAAGAAGCCAAGCGAATTGCTAAAGAAGGATTCAAAGAATCATACGGAAAGATACTTCGTCAGTATTTTGGTACAATGACAGAGGAGGCATTAAGTGAAGCTGCAACTCAGTATTCCCAAAATGCTATCGCAAAATACTCAGGAGAAAAACCTGACCAAGATTTAACAGAAGGTGTTGCAGATGCTTTTATTGTTGGGCTTGGAGCAAGTTCTATTTACGGAACTGCGCCGACAATAGCACAAGTAGCTAAGACGAAAAAAGGCATTGAAGAACAAAAGAAGATTCAGGAAGAAAAGGCTCAGATAACTCAGTCAATAGAGTCGCCTGAATTACCCGATGCAGTAAAAGGAACTCTTGCTCAGAAGTTGAAAGAACTTAATGAGAAAGAGGCTAACATTGTTATTGCAGATTCGGAAGTTTATAACGAACTTTCTGATGCACAAAAAAAACAGGTAGACGTTTTACAATCCGATGCTGAGCAAATTACGCAAGCATTAAGTGACCCGAACTTAACTCCCGATGCTAAAGTAGTATTGGAAGAAAAGGTTGCTCAGATTGAAGATGAGAAAGATGCTATCCTAGAAAAGAAAGAAATTCAACCCTCAAAGGTTGAAACGCCAACGGAGGCGACAACAATAAAAGAACAAAGTGAAACCCTTCCTCCTGAAATAGAATCCCTAAATGACAATGAGGTTGTTACAATCAAATATGAAACACTAGATGAGATTCCCGAATCTTTAAGAGATAAAGCCAATAAGTTTGGAGGGCAAAAAATTGAATTAAGAAAAACTATTCTTGGTATTCCGATAGGGAAAAAATCTACATCTAAAACCAAGGAGGGATATTCTGTTACTGCTTATGGTTCTGATATAAAAGAGGCGGCAAGACAAACTTTAAAATCAAACAATAACCAACCAAATACAACAAGCAATGATGAAAGGCAAAGCAATAATCAGCAAGAAGTTGGCGGCAGCGCAGCCAGCACAGGAGAAAGCCAAGTCGGCAACGATAAAGGTAACAGCACCCAAGAAAATGAAGTAACAAAAGGGGCTGAACAAGCCCCTGCTTCAACCGAAAAACAAAAAGATGCTGATTTAATTACAAGAAGAAGAAAAGAATTAGAGTCACTTACGTTTGACGATAATTCTAATCTTTTATTAAATGCAGCAAAGGAGAAAGGCGAAGATAGATACGACAGGCAATTAAAAACTGAGGCGGATAAAAGCCAAGAAGGGCGAAAGATTTTAGATAAGCATAAAGCAGAAGACATCCTTTCAAACGAAAAATCAAGTATTGCTGAAAGAGTTACAGCAAGAGCGCATTTAGAGTTTGATTCGCCAATGACAGCAGCACATGTAAGTGACGTTGAAAAGAGTATAAACACCGAATTGTCTACGGTAGGAAATGGAGAGGGGCAAGCCTATTGGAGCGATTCTTTAAGGCGGCTGAAAAAAATATACGACTCTGAAATTCAGAATACAAAAGCACAATCAATTCCCACAACCAATGAAAGCACCAAAATCGAGAGCGTTCAGCAAGCTGAACCCAACCAAGAAGGAGTCGAAAGCGGAGTCGGTAACAGCACTCAACGCGAGAGTCAAGATAGTGCAGGGCAACAAGAAGGAAAAGATAAAGGTAAAGTACCCGCGAGGATTCCAACCGTAATCTACCATATTAAAAAGCCAACGGCAGAATCCGAAAACATCGTAGCTGAGATGGATGCTGTCTTTGAAAAGAAAGGGCAGAACTTCAAGGCGCAAAAAAGTAAATTCGAATCAAAATACGGCGACAAGGCTAAGCAAGCAGTTGATATAAACCGTAATTTTGAAAAGTATAAAGACCAGCTTATGGACGCTGGCATAATCAAAAAGATAGAATGCTGATATGAAACAGTCGTTACTAACATCGGAGTATAAACTCAAAATCGAGGAAGCAATAGGCAAGGAACTCGAAGCGTCCAATTTCTATAAGCACATTGCTAACTACATGGATGGCATTGGTTACTTCGGTGCAGGCACTTTCTTTCGAAATGAATCGACTGACGAACTGAAGCACTATCAAGTTTGGGTAGATTTTGTTAACGACAGAGGAGGGATAGCAAATGTTGCTTCCGTTCCTGCTTGTCCGTATATGCCAATGTCTTTAATGGAGGCTTTTGGTATCTACTACAACATGGAAAAAACTCTTGGCGACTTCTATAACGATTGGTTTATGGACTGCGAAGATGCTACCATTCATCAACAGTTATTATTTTTCGTAGAAACTCAGAGAACAAGTATTGGTGAAGCAGGAGATTTCCTTGCTACGTTAACACAATGCGGAGAGGACAGAGGAGCATTGTTATTATTCGACAAAGAGTTGAATGGCTAAGCCCTGCAAATACACCCTTGCCGATGGAACGGTCTTGTCTTATGATGAGATGCGAGCGTATATTCTTGAGAACTACGCGAAGCTAAACCCTGATGCGGTTAAGGATAGCCCGAAACAAAGCGGTGGAGGTGGAGGTGGAACTAAAATCGGAAAGGTAATAACTCTAGAAGATGGCAGTAAGCAAGTGCCTAATCCAATCTTAACAAGATACGTAGAGGGTGAAAATGTACGACAAGATGTTCGTGAAGCTATTGCTCGTCGAGGTCTTAATAGAGATATAGAACATTTATCTGACGCTCGAAAAATAGCTGAAGAATTTATTGCAGAAGTAGGAATAAGTAATGCTATCGAAGCCGTTCAAAATGAAGACGTGAAAGGGGCTGCGGCTGCTTTTATTTGGGGAGCGGCAATAGATTATATTGACAATGAAATAAGCAAAACAACCGACCCTGACGAACTTGCTCGATTAACTACATGGAATGCTGACTTGCTTGAGCAATTTAATCAAAAGGCTGTTAACGATGGTAGATTTATTCGGGCATTAGCAGATGTTTGCCGTGACTCTAATTTTGGATGGCGAGTTGGCGAGTTGGTGGACTCTTGGGTTAGAACCGCAGGAGAGAAACCTTCTGCTGAAACGGAAGCATTAATCAAAGAGGTAAGCGAGAATGTACTTGAGATAAACAAGAAGCTAAAAGAACTTCAGGAGCGAGTGGAGAAGGCAGAAGCCGAACTTGCTATCAAGAATATCCAAGATTACAACGAGCGAGAAGGAAAGGTTAAAGACAAAACAACTGAGCGAAGAAAGAAGGCAGACAAAGCTATTGCTGCGATAAAAAATGTTCGTGCTAAGATTAAGGCTAACAGTTATTCCGATGCTACTGGTATTGTCGCTGTAATTGATACCGTGCTTCTTGGCATGGAAAAGTATATTGATGCTCACGCTAACGTAGCTGATGCTATCGAGGCAATGGTGTCAGATATTAATGCCAAGCTAAAAGGCGAGAAATGGAATCAAGAGAAGTTCCGTAAAGACGTTACAGATGCTTTCAAAGAAGAAGGCGTTGACGTTGGCGTAGCTACGTTTGATGAAACAACTGGACGTTATCGTATTCCCGGCTCAATGATTCGTGACCTTGTAAAGCAAGGGATGAATGATATTGATGCTATCACCGATGCGGTAATGAAGGAAATGAATATCGAAAACACTCCTGAAAATCACAGGCTTGTTCGAGATTCAATTACTGGCTACGGCAAAACCGTCAACCCAACTAAAGACGAATTACAAAAAGAAGTTTCGAAACTTACGGGTGTAGGTAGATTGCTGTCAGCATTGGAAGATGTCAAGGCAGGCAAACGGGCTTCTCGTAGTGGTGTTCAACGTAGAAAGCTAACTCAGAAAGAGCGCGACTTAATGAGTCAGGTTCGGGAGTTAACGAAGATGCTTCCGCAAGACGAAGCTGATATAGCTAAGTATTTCAAAACTGCTTTAGATGCTTTAAAAACTCGTATGAGAAATCGTATGGAGGATTTGAAAGCTGAGATTGAAAGCGGAGAGAAGCAAAAGAAAGTTAAGAAAGAAGTTAAGTACGACGCTGAGGCGCAAGCATTGAAAGATGAACTTGACGACCTTCAGAAGGTGCATGACGAAGTATTCAAGAACAAGTCGCTTACTATCGAGGAGCAAGTTCAGCAAGCAGTTGATATGCTTGAAAACAGCACCAACCGATACGAGCAAAAGATAGCAGAAGGAAAGTTTACTCCTCCTGTAAAACCGCCACTACCCGAAGACCCTCGCATAGCCGCTGCGCAAGCAAAACGAGATGCAGCTAAGAAGGCTTTTGAGATTGCTCGTGAAGCTGCTATCCCTGCTGAAGTACGTAAGGCGTTAGCCGCATTAAAAGCAACCGAACGAGAGATTGCCGCTATTGACAAAATGATAGCAGAGAACAATCTTGTTAAGGAGCGCAAGGCTAAGTTGGAGTATCAAACGGAAGCATTAAAAGCTGCGAAAGAAAGACTTGCGGGAAGAAGGGCTTTGCTTGCTGAGTTACAAGAGAAAGCTGGCATTGCCGAAAAGAAGCGACTCGATACGATTAAGAAGAATGCTAACAAAGCCGTAGAAACGTACAAACGTCGTCTTGCTGAAGGTAACTTTGAGAAAGGTCGTTACGAGTCTAAGAATGGTGTACTTGGTGCATTCAAGAAGCAGGAGGCAAAAGCTACTGCATTGGATTACGAGGCTCGTAAATTAATCTCAGAGCGTATTCGTTGGCAGAATAAGTTTGAAACAGAACGTCATAAGCAAGAACTAAAGAATAGATATTGGGCGGAGAAACTTTGGGACGGAATAATTGAAGCGACTTCATTACCTCGTGTTATCATAGCAACGGGAGAGTTGTCTATTATCCTTGTTCAAACGGGATTAGTTTCTATTGCACACCCTACTTATGCAGCGAAAGCATTTAAGGTAGCAATGAGGAATCTTTCAAGTGAAAGTAAATCTCAGCGTTCCGAAAGGGAGTTGGAGGCTAATCCATACTATCACTTAATGCTAAAGTCTAAACTTGCACTATCTCGATATGATGCTAAGTTGACAGCGAAAGAGGAGCAATTTATTGGTGGATGGGCAAATTTAATTTGGGATTTCATTGGATGGAGGTCTTTGCAGAATAGTAAGAACTATGAGCAAGATTACCAAACATGGAAAAACCTAAATCCATTGAAAGCATTGGAAAGGGCTTCTGTCGGATATGCTAACACCCTTCGTATGATTCGGTTCTTGGACGGTGTTAAGTTGCTTGAAGGTCAAGGTAAAACTTTAGACAATTCCCTTCAAAACTACAAAGACTTAGCTGACGTTGTGAATACAATGACAGGTCGTTCGGGACTAGGTAAAGCCGAAATGGCATCTAAAATCCTGTCAGTGGGCATATTCTCTCCTAGATTGTGGGCTTCGGTATTAAAGCAAGTTAGTCCATACACATTCTTTTGGATGGGTAAAATGACTGATATTGTAGGCGACCCTAAGAAATTAAGTAGCTATAAGCCTTCAGTTGCTCAGAAAATATATGCGACGGACTTTATGAGATACACAACTGCAACAATAGGACTTGTTCTCGGTATGTGGGCTTATTTAGAAAATGACGACGACGACGAAACTGGCGTGTCCTTAGACCCTACTTCATCTGACTTTCTAAAGATAAGACTTGGGAAGGACTTGGTTCTAGACCCGTGGGGAGGTAGACAACAACAAATAGTTTTCCAAGCAAGACTTTTAACAGGCGTTACCACAAATTCAAGAGGCGAAACAAAACGACTTGGCAGTCAAGGCGCACCTACCTATGGAGAACTTGCTGGCAATATGCTAAAAAGTAAGTTAGCACCTACTCCGGGAATGATTTGGAAGGCAGCTAACTTAAAGCCCAAGAAAGACCCCGTGACAGGTAAGTATGAATTGTACGACCAATACGGAGAGCCATACAGTCTTACATCTGAGGTTTCCAATATCTATCCGATGTATTGGTCGACACTAGAGGAGATAAATGAAGAAGAACCTGCATTGGTGAAAGCATTTCTTGTTGCTTACGGTATGCTTGGAGGCGGTATTTCTATGAGTGAGAATACAGGTTCGACAATAAAGAATAGGCTTAACGAGCAATCGAAAAAGGTATTAGATAAAAACGAGGCAAGTGTATTCCCGAATAAGGTAGCATATAAAGATAAGGCTATGACACCTGAGCAATACGAGCAATACCGCGATGCTTACCTTGATTACATAATTACTCAATTCAACACGGACGTAGACCATTACGAGGCATTGACACCTGAGCAGTTCCAAATCGACTTTGCTATTTTGAAAAAACAGGCAAAAGAGAAAGCAATCGGTTCGATAACTAAATAATTTTCTTTCCCGAATAAAATAAAAAACTATTTTTACACCTGTGAAAAAAGGGAGTCATAAATACCAAATGTTACCATGTCGTTTGTACTAAGGCAGAGTCTATTTGAGTTGGCTAATGCCACTATGTTGAACTTTTGGGATTCGACGGGGAATTACGACCCGTCAACAAACCTTACGGGTTACGGGACTCCTAACATTGCATCTTCGGCTGTTACTGAGGCTACGATATCGTTTAAGTTCGACCAAATAAACAATGCGATGCTAATGACCTTGACGGTTGTTAACAACGTAGTTACTGCGGGAACATTTCTCGATGCGCTTGGTAACACTATTGATATCACCGATTCTCTTGCTGACTATAACATCTCAGTATTCCCTTTCCCTCAATCTTCACCGATTGAACTTCCTCCTGACTTGTTTCAGGTTTCGCCAACAACTTACGAAGACCAGTACGTAAATATCATTTACACTATTACCGATGGGGTTGACTCATATCAATCGAATCAGTTTTGGTTGTTAAATGCTAACGCTTGCTGCTGCTTATCGAAAGGATGGCTTAGATGGGCTGACGGAGGTTGCGATATCAGAAAGGTGACAGACATCCAAAATGCTGTCGATGGGTTGAATGCTCAGAATGCTATCGGAAACATTCAGGCTGCAAGGCTTACTCTTGACCGAATTAAAAAACTTTGTTGCGACTGTGGCTGCGGCTGCGGTGGTAACTGTCCATAAATGAAACGAAATGTGCGTTAACTGCGGAAACTCAGGGTGCGGCGGATGCCAACCGATAATACCAAGTAGCCCTGCGGGTGCTGCGGGAAAGAATGCTTACACACTTACGACGGCTTCTTTCACAATGCCTGCTGTTGATGCTAACGTAACTATAACTGTTTCGACAACGGGGCAGTACGGTAACGGATGGGCGAAAGCATTGCAGGTAATAGCGATTACTGGTGCTGGTTATTTTCAAGTTGTTTCCACGACTGGTCTTAATCAGATAACAATAACCAATCTGGGCTATGCAGGTAACGCTACTCCTGCTGCAACAATCGCGTCGGGTGCTACTGTTGCTCCTTCAGGAGAAAAGGGCGAACAAGGGGGCGCGGGTGCTGCTGGCGCAAACGGAACTACTCGTTTGTATGAACTGCTTAACACGGTTACGTCGGGAACTACTGGCTCTTTCCAAGCCTTCGCTGCTTACACCGTTCCTGCAAATACTTTTGTAAACAACGGGGATTCTATTGTTGTTAACGCAAGAACTACTCAGACGGCTTCTGTTACCTTTCCTAGTTTCCCATCACGTAGGCTTAGATTCGCAAGTAACTCTTGCACTGCCACAGGAGGCGTTGAGCCTTTCATGCTTGTTCCTAACTCAGGAACTCAATACAATACGCAAGTTGAGATAATTAAAACTGGTGCTGCTACTGCTTTATGCAGAGTGTCGGCTGACATTACTTACGCATCGGGGGCGGTTCAGAGTTTAGTTTATCAAGTTGACTTGTCAGGACTAGACTTCACAGTTTCAAACGCATTGCAGTTTGATATCTACCAATATACCGCTTCGGGGTCTGAGTTAAATTCTTTCACCGTAGATAAAATCGCATCCTAATGAGCTACATACTAACGCCGATAACATCTTCGGGGATTACAGTTGACAACTATGTTGGATTTGGAGTGTATGCAGACTTGCTTACTACTTCATCGGGAAATGTCACCCTTGCAGGAAATGTTGTTATCAATCCTACTGTCGTATCAGGACAAACGGCGGGATTTTCCGTTCGTTGGAATGCTGAGTTGACGCTATCAACTTTTAGCGTTTCCATTTGCGGATTCACCTTCAACCAATCCGATGTTAACCAAGCGGGAACATTCTCTTGTTACTACGACGGTTCTGCATGGACTGTTCAATATATACCTGACGCTTCGGAGCAACCGCAAGTATTCTTCGGAGTAAATGCTGTCACCGCCGCTACGTCAGGAACTACTACTTGGGTTGCAGGAGTAGACAAGTTTTACCAACGTGTTTCAGGTGCGCCTACAACTCTTGTTGGCAATTTGATTTACACGGCTGCTACTGCAGGAGTGAAAGACGGAACGCAAATGACCGTTCAGATTGCAGGAGGGATAACGGTTAGTTCAAGTTCGTTAATCGTATTCGGGCTAACAATAAGTGCTTACGATGCTCTTAACGGAGGCGTGGCTGTTGTTGCAACCTACGACGCTACTGCGGGAGTTTGGCGGTCTTATCAGACAAGCAAGCAAATTGTTATCGGGGCGTTGGGTAGCATAACAGCAAACTCAATCGTTGCTAACAATACAAATGCAAGTGCTGCTCCTATTGCGTTAGCATCAAGTATTAACGGACAAGTGCCAATGCGAATGTCAGACACTTTGATTTGGTCGCTTCTTGGTGCTGCTAACTTCAGTTCAGATATTGCCGTGCCTCAGATTGCTTTCACAGAAGTTTCGAGCGCACAACTATTGGCAGCATTTACAACTCCTATTGAGTTGCTTCCTGCTTCAGGCTCATCAGGACTTGCTTACTATCCGTTAGCATTGTTTGTTATCGCTACTTACAACTCTATTGCTTACGCTACCAATGTGAATTTCAGAGCGAAGTTTGCTGGCGCAACTGACGATATATTCTCAGTTGATGGAGTGCTTAGTTTTACAGGAGATATCAAAAAGATAATTGTTCCGACAAACGTTGCGAGTAACGACTCGAATGTTCTCGCTAATGCAGCGTTAAACTTTTACGTACCAACGGGCAACCCAACAGCAGGTAATAGCACTCTTTCCATTGGCGTAATCTACGTTCCAATACAATTTATCTAATGGCACTAACTCAGGGACAGATAGAATCATTCGGATTGATTTGCTATAACCAAATAGCTTGTCAGTACGCTTGTTATATTCTGCAAGTGAGAGATGGGCTAAGTGTTTACGACCAAACTACCATTGAGGAGAAGTTCTTTCGAGCAAACTCAATGCTTGCTGTTATTTGGGGCTACGACCCACAGGTGACGAGCAACTGCCTAACGGTGGCTCAGATAGAAAGCATTTGTTGGAAGTTGGAAGAAACGCTTAACTTCTCATTGGAGTTATCGACTTTGCCTGACACATATTTGAATCAAGTCCATCAATTCAAGTGGAATGAATTTGCACCTTATCAATTTGCTTAAAAATGGCTACTAAAAACGAAGTCCTTGCTTTAATAGCAGAAGTAGTACCTTTCAATTACACGCCGCTGCAATTAAATACATTGCTGTCGGCTTTCCTTTCATACGAAGATAATTTTTGGTTATCCTCTACCGCAGGCGATGTTCCGACAACTACGGACGACGAAACGCAAGGATATAAGGCAGGAAGTTTGGGGTATAACTCAAATAATTCCCGCGCTTACATTTGCTCTGTTGCGACTGAAGACTCCGCTGTTTGGACTTTGCTAACTGAGGATAAAGGCTTGCAAGTTCTGACAATGACAAACGGGGCTACCGTTCAGTCGTTAGACACGTCAGCAAGAATTAACCTTACGGCAAGCGTTAGTACATACACATTAAAACTGCCTGCCAATCCATACACAGGAAAAACCGTTTCGGTATTTGTTGACGCTTCGGGTACGGTAGGTACGCTAACAATTAAAGATGCAGCAGGAGCGACAATCGGTGCAGGTTCAGCCGCAGCGTTTGATACTTCTTGGTACACCTTCAACGGTACTACTTGGGTTTTAACAGCATTCGCAGGAACAATAGTTTAATCTCACTATCATGTCAACACAACAAGGTATTAACTCTTTGATAAACGCTAACAGCGTTGAGGCGTTAAAGAATCAGCTTATCCCATTGCTAACTGACATCAATGATAACACAGGCGGCGGCGGGGTGCAAAGCGTTACGGGAAATGTTGTTGACGATACCGACCCTCAGAATCCTGTTGTTGACGTAAATATCGACCCCAACACAGCCTTACTAATCGAAGTAACTCGCGCTGAAATAATCGGGTTGTTTCCTTCATTCGACATTAATCCAAAGGCTTGTTACAGAATAACAGATTCGGCGGCTGGCATCATTCGCGTATGGGGTAAATCCGCAACCGAACTCACCGCCACCGCAATGAAAGAAGGCTCGGACGATGGTAGTACAGTTACCAACGGTCAATGGGGCAACTACGATTTGGATGGTGATGTGTTTACGCCGGATGCTACAAGTGGAGTATATACACCGGTAGTAAGTAATATTATAGATGGCGGAACTGTAACAGTAGAAGGTAGTTCATTTTATCAAAAGATAGGCAATATTGTTATTTGTTCATTTCGCCTTCGGATGACACCTAACACCGGAAACTATGTGGAGCGATTTAATTTGACGTTGCCAATTTTACCTTTGGCTAATTTTGGAGCAAATAATTTAGTAAATGGCTCTATGACTATATACCATGGAACATTTGCAGATATAAATGAATGTAATATTAAATCCAAGTCAGGCGCAAAGACTTTAGATATAACTATTTCAACCATAAGTCCTGATACCGAAGTAGGTGTATCTATTCACGTTCAATATTCAATCTAATGACCACCTCGCCTATCGGGGTTGCGTTGGTTAAGGAGTTTGAAGGATGCAGCCTAAAAGCGTATTTATGCCCTGCTAAAAAACCTACGATTGGTTATGGAAATACTTTCTATGCCAACGGAAGCAAGGTTAAAATTGGCGATACAATCACGCAAGAACAAGCGGATGAATTGTTGCGGCAAACATTGAAGGGATTTGAATCAATCGTAAGCAAGCGAATAAAAGCACCACTCAATCAAAACCAATTCGACGCGCTCGTTTCTCACACGTTCAATACAGGCGGGAGCAATACGTTATTCAAGTTGATAAATGAAAAAGCTGGAATTGATACAATTAAAAACTGGTGGATAACACGGTACATTCAAGCCGATGGTAAAACATTGAAAGGATTAGTCCTTAGAAGAAATGCAGAATTTAATTTGTATATATCAAAACTTTAGTTACATTTGCCTCTACTGTTTGGGGCAGTAACTAAGATTTTTGTTTTCCATGTTAAAGCCCTGATTAGTCCCCCAAACTATGATGGGCTTTTTTGATTGGGATAACATTTTGCATATTGCCGAAGGTGGGGCATTAAACCACCAAAGTTAATTAAAAGTACAAAAAATGAATATAGATACAAAAGTTTATAGAAAGCACGAAACGCCCACTTGCGGCAAACGTGTGTTATCGCCTGTTGTTTCATCCGAGTTGTTAGCAAACTGGAACACAGCAATAGTTGATTTATACCGTAATGGTGGAATGTTTGTCGCCTATGATGTAAGACTTAGAAATTGCAGTTTGCATTACAACGATGTTTGCAATGAGTACTATGTCAGATATAGAGATGTAACCTTTGGGATGCACGATATTTACAATAGGCGATAACGGTGAAGTGTTGCTGTCAGTGTGGGAATTGGCAGCACAAAAGTTTATTAACAAACAAAAGATAACAATATGAACAAAAGTAAAATTGAAAACGCTCAGCCCACATTGCAGCAACACAATGTTAGCAGCAGTGCTTTACGGGTTTTAAATTATGTCAAAAAACATAACTGTCGAATTAGAATGAGATGGTATTGTGGCATACAGGTTCACAGAGTTTGGAAAGATGACAGAGAGTTGTCATATCCACATATAAACGAAGATATTTGGTGTGAAATATCAAAATACTTCAAACAAGATGGTGATTATCAGCATACGCATTTCTACGACTTGCATTGCTGCTAACGTTTTGCACCTAAACGCAGAAAGGGATTTTAACCACAAAACATAAATAGAATGAACACAGATTATTTAACCAAAAGATTGTCAGACGAAGCACGTAAACCCTTTTTTCGTTTAGGTGTTGTTATAATCCGTTTTTTCTGTTCTAAAATACTCGGTCATAAAGTTGATTTAGGTTACACAGATAGCGGTTATATGGTCTGCAAAAGGTGTCAAATGCACGAATATTATGACGCTAATTTTAACTCACCTGCCTTATTTCTTATTCCGAAACGTGTAAAGTGGTGGATTATTGAAAAGTATAAAGATTACAAAAGAAATATGTCAAATGAACTGCCGTTCTAAAATGGCTTATAACGGCAAATGCTTGCTGTCAGTAGCGGCATTTGGAATACAAAAGTTTAAATAACAACTAAAGCTAAATAGAATGACAAAAGCTAAAATTAAGAACGTCAAGCCGCTATTGCAGCAAGCAAATGTTAGCGGCTGGCATTTTCTACCCGAAATGCCTGAAATAAATAAAGAAGTGTTGGTTGCTGTCAAATATGACAATGAGCCTGTACAGGCATTTTGGACAGGTAAAGAATGGAAAGGTTCTTTTCTTGTCCGTGATAATATGGCGGATGGTTTTGTCCGTGACGAAAGCTATAAGCATATTCAAGAATGGATTTACGCTTGGATGGAGTTACCACAAGTTCCGCCAATTCCAGAGCCGTTCTAATGCTTGCCGCTAACGTTCTGCGGCTTTGTGTCAGGCTGCGAAGCGTTGGAATTGAGCGGTCGGGCAGCTTGCACAAAACCGCTGT